AGGCCTGGATATTGGCGACGCCGTCGCGGCCACCCTCTACGCGTTCGCCGCGCTGGATTTGATGAATACTTTCATCCCACGACGGCACCTCTGTGATAGTTGTCATTCTGCTTTCTCCGTATACATAACATTGCCGTCGTGATGGGCGATGCCGTCATAAAAAATACTGTCCTCCGGCTGATAGTCCGGCGGGTAAACCGTGAGAATGTCGCCGTCATACAGGGCGGTACCGACGCTGGCGACGCCCGCGACTTTCACCGACAGGGCAAGCTGTGAGATAGGGCGACTGACTGGCCTTGCATCCCCTATCAGCCGCTCAAGCTCATTCACCATTGCAGGAGTAATGCCTATCTCGTTGACGTCAATCGTCAGGCGAAACGTGCCTGCGGGGTCGGCGACCTGCCACCACTCCGTTAACGTCAGGCCGTAACCGAGGTTTTCGATAACGCGCCGGATGGCCGCTACCGTGCCTTTGCGACGGTGAATGTAGAACGCCTCTTTCACGGCCTGGCGTTTCTCTGCCGCCGTCCACTTCTCGTCCCAGCGGTCAACGGAAAAAGCCCAGGCCAGATAGGGCAGGAAATTCACTGGGCAGGTGTCCGGGTTCCACAGGTCGCGCAGCGGCACGGCCAGGTCACTGACCGTCGCGCAGGTCTCGGCCGCGCGGCGCTCAAGTGGCGTGGAGCCGGAGGGCAGCAAATCATTCATCTGAGCCGCCCGACGTAATGGTGTAGGCCGTGCAGTTGGCGGCCTGCGTCTTATTCAGCACCACGTCAGCAGGCGGAGAAGTCAGCTCGACGTGCTGCACCCCCTGCGTGGTCAGGGCGGCGTAAATGGCCGAGTGACGAATGTCGCGCCCGAGGCGGCGCTGTTCGTTGATATAGGCAACCAGCCGCGCCTTCGCGTCCGCTAAAATCGGCTCAATCGCGGGACCTGGGTAAACAAATACCGTTGCCTCAATTTCGTAGTTCACAATTTCCGCCGACCGCACCGTGACCCTGTCGCCCACCGGGCGCACGGCTTCGTCGTTGAGCGCCGTGCTTACCGTCGCCAGTAATTCAGCCGAGGCCGTGCCGTCGCCGTCGCGTGACAAAATGGTCACCACCACTTCAGCCGGTGCCGGACTGGTCGCGGAGGCATCGGCAACCAGCCCGCTGGCGCTGGCCGCGTGATATTCATAAGCGCCGGACGGCCCCGCCACGCTCATGCCCTCAAAGGCGGCGGGGATGCGTTGGCGCAAATCAGCGTCAGCCTCCATCACGGCCGCGACCGGCGGCACAGCCTCTGCATCGGCAGGCGTAATGACCAGGCGTTGCACGTCATTGTTGGCGGCCAGCTGGTCGAGGTCTGAGCCGAGGGCATAAGCCACCATCACGGCCTGTGCCGCCTCATTGACCCGTTGGCGCAACAGCATTTCGCGGTAGGCATTCTCCTGCAACAGTTTCACCATCGGCTCAGATTCCAGCGTCAGCGTGCGGGCTATCGCGTCTTGCTGGTCAGTGGGATAAAGAGAAACAAGTGTGGCTTTTCGCTCCGCCAGCAAGGTTTCATAGTCCAGTGTTTCGACGACGTTCGGCGCGGGTAACTGGCTTAGGTCAATGGTTGCCATGTCTTCAGCTCACAGGTAAGGAAATGGAAAAAGCCGCCGCCGTGTCAACGCGGGTACCGGTCATCTCAACCACCATTTTTCCCTCTTCTGTCGAGCCGTAGGTGATGCCGGTCAGGTTGACACGTGGCTCCCATTTGAGGACGGCCATGTAACAGGCGGCCATGATTTGCAGCGGCAGTGCGGGGTTCATGGGCATATCTATCAGGTCAGATAGCATCGACCCGTATTCGCGGCGCATGACGCGCGAGCCGATAGGCGTGCCGAGAATGTCACTCAGCGACTGACGAATGTGGTCAAGGTCTTCAATAGCCAGCCCGCTGTTGCGATTCATGCCGAGGTATTTTGCATTAGCCATAGGTTCCCTCTGTTTTGTCTCCGCCGCGCATCACGCCGCCGTGGGAATGGTTATCAACCGCGATACCGTTTGAGGCGAGCGTGCCGCCCGAATGGTTGATATCGCCGCGCATCTCACCGCCGCCGGTGACCTTAAGTGTTTTGGTCACCAGCTCATGGGTGCATTCGACCGTGGGGGAATCCAGCAAGATTTTTTGCGAGGCCGTCACCGTCACCACTTTGGCGGTGGCAGTAATGGACTCGGACGCCTCGATGTTAGCGGAGGTGATCCCGACAGCCTTTAGCTCGCCGGTTGCGGGCTCATACTCAATCACCGCGCCGTCGGAAAAAGCGAAGTGAAGCGCCTCGGCAGAGGCCGAAGGGGCGGGAAAGTTGTCGGAGAAAATACCCGGCAAAACGAAAGCAGCATTCAGCTCACCGCCCAGGGAAAAAATCAGCACCTGCTCACCCACTGTAGGGGCGAACCATGTGCGGGTTGCACCCGCACGGGCGCTCAGCCATTGCAGCCAATCGGTAGTATTTTCTCCCGTAAGCACGCGACACTTTCCCGCGTCTAGGTCAACGTCGGTGACGGTGCCAATGCGGATAAGATTGCGGATTAGGCGCAGGGTTTCGTTTAGTTCTTCGAGTAGATTCATGGGGCAATCTTCCCGCGAGGGGCGTCCCTGCCGCAATTAATGACGGTTTGCCTATCCAAGGCACAACAGTTTATTTGCCCAGGTGCTCCATGATGATGCTTTCAATCTCGCTCATGTCGTCCTTACTGAATCCCAGCAGCGGGCGCGAATCATACTGAACGTCTTTTTCATTACTACGCTTTGAGGGCCGGTCTCTGAGTCCGTAATGGTGAACCCTAGCCATACGCTGCACCTTGCCGGTAAACTCCACGCTGGCGTCATTGCCGGTCGCTTTGGCCTTCATGTACTTATTGGTGCGCAGCTTGGCGAACATCTCGCGCTTCACTCGCCCCTTTTTGGCCCTGATGGATTGTTTCTTTCTGGCAGCAAAGGGCGTGCCGTCCGGTGCGTGCTGCGCCCTGATGTTTTGTTGCTGGCTGGCGCGCAGCTTCTTCGCAATCTCGGCGGCCATCTTCTTACGGGAAGCGGGTGAGAGATTGGCAATCAGCGCAGACAGGCGTTCTTCAAAGGCGGTTAATTCACTCATGCCATTCACTTACCAGCTTGCCGTCGGCGAACAGTTTTGTCGGTGGTGTGTCGTTTTCAGGCTCCGGCGGTTCGGGTACGTGGTCAACGTGTAGCGCGCCGTCGATGTCCTTCACAATCACTCTCTCGGTGAGCTGTAAATCAATGCTGATATCGATGGTTTTATCGCTGATCACATCCACCTTGAAGGTGTAGCCGGTTTCGCGCTTTTCTTTGGTCGCCATAATGTCCGGCTGGTTTACCCGCAGCCAGGCAAGGATAGGCACAATCAGTAAATCCACGTCTCCAGCGTAGTCGGTGATCACGATATTCAGCTGGTACTGATATTCAAAAGAGAGTGAGGCAGCCAGCGTAGACACGATGCGGCCGTGCTCCACAAACATGTTAAAACTGTCGGGATTGCGTTGCAGGTAGGGAGAGGTTTTCGTCAACGCTTCGCGCAGCTGTTTGGGTTTCAACATCGTGTTTCTCCTGGCAGTGTTTTACGGCTTCAATCTGTAAACCACATGAGGCCAGCGCGGTTTCAAGCTGGCGTATATCGGCAGTTAAATCACCGTTGGCTTTGGGGTTACTGGCCGGAAACGGACAGCTTGTTACCCTCGGACACCCAACGTAAATAATCGTTGGCGGTTGCGAAGGCGGGGCGCTCTTGCAGCCGGACAACAACGCCAGGCAAAGCAGTAGTAACCCAGTTTCTAAGCGTTTCGTTTTCACTGATTAACCTCTGAATTTTTACCTCACGATCCCGCGCCACCGCCCCGGCTTCACCGAGGGAGACCCTTAACCCCAGCTCGCTTTTTTCCCGTTCAGCAGATTCGCTTTGCAGGCGTGAAATGGCCGCGTCTCGGCTTTCTATACCGGCATACAGCGTGCCGATTATCTGGTTAGCGCTTTGCAAATCGCCCGCTAACAGATGGCTGTACCAGCCCGTACCGGCCAGCGCCAACAGCGCGATAATCAACAGCCCAATAGCAATACGCATTTCACACCCCGCTCAGGCAAAGTTTGCGCTCGGCCAGGCGTCGGCGCTCCAGACCCGACGACACTACACCGTTGACATAAACCCAGCGTGGCAGCTGATTGCAGGCTTTCGACCACTGGCCCTTATTGATAAAAAACGCCAAGGTAGAT